GGCGGGATAATGAGTTGCTTAGGACGAACTGCAATCTTGAGACCACGATCATCGGTAAATTTCATGATGTCGATAATCATTTGCTCAAGTGAAGCTTCGCTAAGGTTAGCAGCGGTAGCTAGTTCGTTGGACCAAGTGCCACCAGCGACGTTGGGGTGGTCAGTAGCACAAAGCTCCTTACCATCACCACCGACATAGGTGGGAGTAAACGCACGATTAAGCACGTTCGCACCAAGAACGTCTTTGGTAAGACGAATTGAACGAGCAAGCGCTTTAGCACGTTTCTTGCCGATTACGCCATATAGATCGTCCTCGAACATTTCCCGAGTAATAGAGAAACCGAGTGCGTATACGACGTGCTGGTAGCGGGTAACAAACCCTTGCGACATAGTGTCGTAAGAGATTTGGCTACCCTCTGGTTTAAGAACAGCATAGCCAAAACCAGACATACCAACATCTTCTTCAAAGGCACGGCTAGACTTATCCTGTGCGAAGATTTCGGTCCATTGAGGGCTATAGTCAGAATAGCCTTCCCCATACCACTTATTGACGCCGGGCCATAGGGCTTTTGCAAAACTATTTGTAGTCATAGTCATTTTGTTATCTCCCTATGATTAAGCGTGGAAAGCTTGTTCAGCAGTCACAACTTTGACCCAATAGCGGCCCCAAACAGCAGTAGGATCATTATCAGGATACTTAGGAATCTCAACTACCTCAAAATCAGCGTTTGAGGATGTGGTAATTTCTTGTGCAGAAATACCAGTAGTTTCGTTTCCAGCGGCATCCGCTAGGTCGCAGGTGCCACCCACAACGAGGGTTAGTGCAGTTGCAGTTTGTGCTTCAAAAATGCAATCAGTCACAGGAACATAATAACAAACCCACTCAGTATGAGTAGATTCGCTATCATCATAAAAGCGTTTGTTTAGATTGGCAGGGTTGAAAGCACCAAGAGGGCGCCCATCAGCATCAACCTTACCAAAACCAACCGCAACGCCTAGAAACGCTGTATCATTAGTAGCGCCGGGATCAGCTAGACCGGACTCTAGGTTAACGATGTCGCCGATAAAAATATCTTCGCCATCTGCTACACCAATTGTCCGAACTAGGCTGTGCCAAGGAGCGCCGCTAAATGTCTTTACGGGTTTGAAGCCGTTAGGACGATCGACGTTAGCCATAATTTAACTCCATATATCGAATTGAATTTTGGCCTTGTCGGAAATTTCTTATTCGAGATTGGACTTACCGCGCCCAAACTTAAGAGAACCTTCAAGGCCACCAGATTTGGCCTCCCTATAGATACCGGATTCCTGTGCGTCAGTCTTGGCTGCAATAGCCTTCATATCCTGTTCGTACAGTTCTTTATCGATACACATAAGGTAAGCCACTACTCCTGCCCCTACGCCTTTAGAAACAACATCACCAATTTGTGAGCCATAGCGATTGTGATCTGACACTCGCACTGCGCCTGTAGGCACAAACTCAAAACCGGATGCTTGCATAGAAGCTACGTTGTAGTCATTAATCCAAGCGTACCGTTTGTTGGAATCCATCCCATCAACCCATAGGATATCTCTATCAGCACCTAAAGGGATACGTTTGAATTTAGCCACTGTCTCTGGCTTCGCCTTCGATGTCATCTTTAAAGTCTCTTCAAGCTTAGACATTTTTCTTTTCCTTTTCAAAACGGCTTAGAACATCTGTATCGTTCATTAGCAGAAACTCTTCTTGGGTATCTGGATCAACTACACCTACACCAGTATAGCGTCGAAATTGAATTCGAGAGCCTACTACTGCGTAGGGCTCGTAGATTGCTTTAAAGATACCTTGAAATGGGAGAAACTCTTTAAAAGCTAACTCCCCTAAAGCTACTACTGTGCCAGAGACACATTTAGCTTTTTCCTGACTTTCATCTAATGCCACAACGATACCACTAGCCGTTGTAGTTTCCACAGGATCAGGTTTTACTAGAATTGCTTTTCCAGTAGGTACAATCATTGCCGACCTCGCATCTTCTTTAGGTCATCAATATACTCTTTACGAGTCATGACACCTTGATCGACAAACATTTTACAAACTCGTTCTTCTTCTTCTGTTAACTTAAAGTTATCAGTTCCAGAAGACTTGTTCTCCCCTTTAGGATTAACCTCATGTCCACGTTTCCCATTAGGGTTTTCAAATATTTCAGGAAAGCGTCGTGCAATCTTTGATTCTACGTGCTCTAGAAGATCGCGCTCCGAAACTTCTGGATTAGCTTTCTTATATTGAGCACCAATTACGTCTGCGTATCGACTAGCTTCATCATCTCCGGTAAGTTTATACCAAGGATTTTGTTTATGCCAGCGATTAAATGTAGGAGTAGGGCCAACTTCTTCATCTACCTCTACATCTGGAACTTCTAGTTTACGCTCACGTACTTGTTCAATTTGTTCGTCAATTTCAAGAACTCGTGATACTTCATTATTTTCTAGGGCTTCTCGCTTTTCAGCTTTAAGCCTATCAATAGCCTCTTTTACAGCGTTGTCATAAACTTTCTTATGATGTTCAACAAGTACCTTAAAAGCATTAGAGGTTTTCTTGTTGCTCTCTTTTAGTTTATGAATCTCTTCAAAGAGTTCACCACGTTCTTGAAACTCTCTAGCAGTGCGCCAATCATCGGGGTCTTTCCCTTGGGCAATCCATTCATCTTTAGTTACCCAACCAGACTCCCGTGCCGCAACTTCTAATGGAGATGGTTCTACTACTTCGTTTTCCTGATGTTCTTCGTTATTTACAACTTCTTTATTGACTACTTCTTCGTTAGTTTTGTCCATCTGTATACTCAAAGTCTAGTACTTTTTGTAGACCAGACATAACTCCTATCGCTCTAGCTTGTTGGTAGGAATCCATGTCCTCCCTTTTTACTACATACATCAACATCATTTTTTGCTCATCTTCTACTGCTTTTAAAAATGCCTTAGTTGTAGGCATTGATAACCAATCAGTCCAATCTTCTTTAGTCAGACTTTCCATTAGATTTTTCCTTCATAGATGCAGATCGTTTCATCTGTTCTTCTTTGGCTTGAGCCATACGCTCATTTTGTAGGAGTTTTTGTTCTCCTTCAGCAGCCTTAAGACTTAAGTCCATACCCTTTTCTTCGCGCTTAAACTCCATATCCATTTGGTGTTCTTCACGCTTAAACATCATTTCCATTTGCCGACGGAAAGATTCTTCTTGTGTCTTAACACGTTCGGCTTCGGCTTTAGCCTCTTCAATCATAGCTGCATCACCAAGTTGCTGAGCTTTAGCGAAGTTAAGGATAACTTCAGACTCTCGTTTCTTAGACTCACTAAGTAGTGCCATGTATTCTAATTGTTCTTGCGCTTGATTACTACGCTTAACCTCTTCCAATTCCATCATCTTTAATTCAATTTCAGATGGGCCAGAAGGGGGAGGAGGTGTCATTAAAGCTACTTTATTCTCTACGTCAATATTCTCTAAAGCCACTTTAGTAATCTCTTGTGGGTTTAGAGTACCAAGCGTTCCTTGCAGTTCTAGTAATTGTTGGGTCTTTAGCACCTTTTGGGTGTCATTGATCATATTGGGATCAGACGCCAGAATCACTGCTACAAAGGGATCACCTTGTGCCGCTTCACCTTGTAGTTTAAGATCGTTGTAATCACTTTGGCGAATTACATAATTCTTCGTTTCATCACTGCCAGCAAGCGGCATAGTAAATTCTACGCGCTGGGGCATGTATACTTGATTATTCTTATAAAGCAACCTAAACTCATTACCAACATCACGATGGATACGTTTATGAATAGAGGTAAAGACTTTCATACCCTCTTCTAGAACTGCACTAGTAGTTGAGGCAGGTGTATTCTGTCCGGGAAACTTACCAGTATTGACCTCTGATACAGAGGCAATTCTATCACCAGTTGTAGCAAGAGTGCCTAGAAGTGATAAAAGGACATTAGAGGGCTCTTTGGTAGGTAGTGGAAAAATGCCTTTCCTAAGATCATCACCAAAGTTATTTACTGGAATCCACTCACCGGGACTAAGTTTCATAGGTCCCTTATTGATTCTAATACCTTTAGACATAAAGCCTGCTTGTAACGTGTTTAAGGTACCAGAGTCAATAAGCTGGTTAATTAATGTATTTAGTGCGTGGTTAATACCACCTAACAACAGTCCAAAACCGGCACCATAAAAACCGCCGTCTGGATTTGGTAGAAAGGTATATTTAACAAAATACTCACAAGGTTTAATACTGATGAGTTTATCACCATCAGTATTAACATCGTCCTTACGAAAACGAGCACCAATACGTAAAAGCTTACCAGACTCAAAATCCACTGTTACAATATAGGGCTCATAGTAACCATCTTCGTCTAAGTCTAGAATAGTGTGTTGTTCTAGAATAAGACGAGGAGCGTATTGATCGTCACCTTGATGTAAAGGTGGTGTCCCCATCTGAGCATCTTTTTGAGTATTAGACTGAGCAGTGCCGGGGTCTTTAACTTCTTTTACATCAAGATAGAACTCACTGCGAATAAGTTCTTGAATACGATTTGGAGAGTACCAAAGCTTGTGGGTCTTACGAGAATCCTCTAAAGACTTAGCCCAATAGTTAACTACTAGGTCTTTAGGCATAACCAGTTCAGAGCAACTGGTCTTTTTAACGGGGTCGTAGTAAATCTTTTTAAAGCAAGTACCAATGATAGGAAGAATATAACATAGCTTATCCATATCTTCTTCCCAACCACTTACTTCATACAGCACTTGGTAGCTCATATGCTTGCTGATCTTATTTACTTGTTCAGCAAGCTTACCTTCAGGGTCAGCACCAAAGAGTTTGGCTTTTACTACATCTCTAGAACTTACTAAAGCTGGGTAGGCACGAGAAGCAAACTGTAGAGCAGCTACAGTTAGAAGAGGGTATTTTACGTTAGAAGCATCAGGCCACGGAAAGTTCTTTTTCTCTACAACTTGAAGAGCTAGTTTCATCCACTCTTCATTATTGTTCATCCATTGTTCACGCGACATCTCATCGTACTTGTACATACGAATAACGTCATCGGCAATCTTGTTGCGCTTATCTTCGTCTAAATTTGTAGCTAAGTTAGCGTTTAACAGAGCTTGATCAATGATGTTATTTTCCATTAGTATCCTGTAATAGCATTACGACCAAAAGACATGTGTACTACCTTTTCACTCTCATACTCATCTTCTTCAATCTCTTCTACAGTCTGCGCTACCGCTAGTTTATCTAGAGCTAAGCCAATATAGGCTACAGCGTCTACGCGGTCATCGTGCACATCTCTAGGGAAGCGAAGAAGCTCAGACTCGAAAGGAGCATACCAATCAGCAGAAGTATCGAACTTAACACTGCCGATACGCATTCTAGCTTGGATTGATCTAGCACGTACTTTCTTGTCTGCTGATGGATGAATAGGTACTAGTGAAATAAATACACCAGTCTTTTGCATCTCTTCTCTTAAGAATGGTCCAATAGATTTACTGATCTTTTCATCTTCAATTGCTACAAACTGTA